TCAGTCGCCGTGCGCCCTGAAGTCGATCTCTGCTGTCGGGCGCCCTGGCGTGACGATGATCTGCGCGAGAACAGATCGCAGATACTCGCGTCGTTCGGCGATGTCGATGTCATCCCATCGTTCGAGAAGGATCGGAAGCACTCGGAGCGGTGCTGAGCGTCGAACTTCGGTAGTGCGTAGGTCTTGTTCGAGTGCGTGCTGTTCCGCCGTATAGCGGTCGCGCAACGTCTCGTAGGTGGATTGGGGTAGGCCCATGACTAGGCGTTGCTCGGCGAGCATGACTTGCTTGTTCGCGAGATCCGCTAGGCGTTTGGTGAGCTCGGCTGTGGGGTCGGCGGCGATCCGGCGCGGGCGGTTCTCGATTGCTTCGGCTGCGCTCTTCTTGATCGTGCTCTCGCGCCGTTGGAGCCATCCTTTGACCGCAGCTTCGATCGTGGATTCCTGCACGTAGGATCCCTCGTGCTTGCCCTTCTCCTTGGCGTCCTTGCATCGGTACGCGGGCGCGCGATCCGTGCCATGCGCTCCGCCGTGCATCTTGGACCCGCAGTAGCACCACACCATTCCGGAGAACGCGTACTCGGATCGTTCGGTTCGACGGTAGACCCGTCGTCGTCCGCGGGCTTCGAGGTACGCCTGCCACTCGTCATCGGAGATCAGGGGCTCGTGGATGCCGTGACGTTGTTGGTTCTGGTAGGTGATGAGTCCTGACGCGAAGCCGGAGTCGAGCACGCGTCGGAGTGTGCGTTCGGACCAAAGCCCATCGCCCTTGTTGCCGTATCCGCTGACGGGTCGGGTGGGTCCGGCGTTGAGCGCGCGAACGAGGGAGTAGACGCTCTCGCCGGAGATGTACCTGCGGTACGTGTCCGCGAGCACAGGCCCGGTGATCGGGTCGGGAGCGAAGCCGTCCTCGCGACTGTAGGTGTAGCCGAAACGGGGCTTGCCGTTGATCGGCTTGCCTTCTCGGAAGCGCCGAGCGTGCGCGTCGCGCCAGGTGTCGCCAATGAGCTCGGCCTGATATGCGTTGAACTCTCCGACCATGCCGCGCGCGAGCCTACCGTGTGACGTGCGGTCGTCTATCGGTTCCGTCGCAGACACGAGCCCGCCGCCGAGTGAGTCCACGCGGTCAAGCGCGACCGCCCATCGGAGGCGGTGTCGGCCGGTGCGTGAGAACTTCCACACGACGATGATGTCGACCTCGTTGGATTCGAGACGTGCGATGGCTTGGTCAAGTCGTGGCCACCATGCCGAGCGGGCGCGAGATCCGCTCTCGTCTATGCCTTCGATCCAGTCGATGATGTCGATGCCATTGCTGGCCGCGTATGACTCGATCGCATGGCGCTGCACCTCGGGGGAGGTCATTCCGTCGCGTTCTTTCGATACGCGGATCATGCCGAGCCCTCGTCGGACCGCGGGGGCGTGGTGGATTGCGTGCTGGGTCATATCAGGCGATCTCTGCGCGGTGAGCCCATTGGCCAACTCCCATCCGCGCGTCAACGTACGTCACGGCACCGACGCGCTGGAGTAGGCGCTGGTACGCCTCCACGAGTTCGACGGTGACGCCGAGTTCGAAAGCCAGGGACGCAGCGTGCACACCGCGGTGCTGTTCAGCGGCAGCGTACGCAGCCGGAGTGATGAGGTAGTTGGCAGCCCACTCGTCGGCCCGCCGTTCCTGCTTTGCTCGGACGGGACCATACGGAGACGGTTGATCTTCGAACGCGGCGTGTGCAATCTCGTGCGCGAGCACGCTACGGGTTGTCCGTGCGGACTGGCCAGGGTTCAAACGGATGGTTCGCGAGCCGGAGTGGAAGCCGCCCCGCTTCGCACCGCGCCGCTCGATGACGTGTAGCCCCAGTTCTTCGGCGAGTTGAAAGAGATGCTGCATTGGTGCGCTCCTAGGCGTCGTACAGGTCGTCGGTGTCTTGTTCGTGTGGAAGGTCGGACTCGAAAGCGACCTCTTGGGAATCCTGGTCGGAGCCGGGGACATTACGCCGCTCGTGCAGATGTGTGACGTTGTGCGCCCGTTCCGTGGCTTCACCAATTGGCCTGTCGAAGATCGTTGATCCGGTGGCGATGTCGAGGCGACGCGCGATCTCCAGTACGAGCTGCTCATCGCTGGCGCTGTTCAGCGAGGCTTCGATGGTGTCGGCTCCGGCCTCAGCAAGGTTGATCAGGCCGTTTGCGAGCAGTGCGCCGAGCACGGGGGAATCGTAGGCGCGCGCGATTCCGGCGGCTACTTCGAAGGTCAGGGCTCCGAGATCGCGGATCTGGCGGCTGATGATCGAGTCGCTGAGTCCGGCGCGGCGCGCGATCTCGCGGTACGAGTCATCCCCGCATGTCGCCTTCAGCCAGGTGTGCACGGCATTGGTTGAGTTGCCCATGACTCGATCATGACGCATCTGTGCGTTGAGCGCAACACGATTGCGTTGCGTAGCTTGACTTGGCGAGTTGGCGGCGTAATGTGTGAGACATGAACAACGCAACTGAGACGAGAGCGACGCGGCACAGCGTAGCGCCGGGCTTGCTTCGGAGGGCACAGGAGCAGGCAGGAATCGCGAGCGATAACTCGTTCGCTCGGCTGCTGAACGTGGACGCCGCTGAGTTGGCGCAGATGCGCGACGGCGGCGAGCTGACGATCCGCGGTCTTGTGGGCATTGCTGAAGCCTTCGGGACGCCACTCCAGGAGATTGTCGCCAGTCGTCCGGAACGGGCGGTCGCGGCGTGAACGGGCCAGTCGTGACGGATCTGAACGAGCCGTCGGAGGCCGCGTGGAAGCGCGCTGGTGAGATCGCGGCTCGGATCCTCGAAAACCTTGCTCAGCGCGACGCGGAAGCTGAGGCGCGACAGGCCGCATAGCTCCCATCACCCGCGAAGACGGCGGGCATCTCTCGGACAGGGATGGGAGCACGACCCGGACGGATCCCTTGGCGGGGTTCCGGATCGGAAGTCATCGCACATTGAGAACTCCACAGAGGAACCGGATCAGAACATCGAATCCGGATGTAGGCCCATCGGGGCGGGATGTCGTATTGGTCGACCGCTCGCGCACCTTCTGGCCGCATCCCGGGTGACGTGGATCCGATGGGGGCCGTGGTGGCCCTGTGCTGGTAGCCCGTGAGAGGGGTCGGCGCGAAACACAAGGCTTCGACTGTTGGCCGTCCGATCCGGGCGGAACTAGGCGCACGGGTTAGGCGCTATTGGCACGGGGTTGGTCGCCGTGAACCATTCCGCAGGGTTAGCGGGGTCGCTGATGGCATACGCCGGGGTTCGAGTCCTCGGGGCGCACGCATGCACGCAACTAGTCCATTCGAACTAAGGAGGCGTGGCTGTGTCCACGAATCTCGCGCCGATGGTGGCGCGCACAACTGATCCGATGCGTGAGGCAGTGGCCCGCGCAGCCGCGAAAGCGGGCATGACGGTGGATGCGTGGATCGCTCGCACCGATCAGCTCGAAGAGGCCGACAACAGTCGCCGCCGCACTGACCAGATGATGCGGCAGGTTCCGCGCTATCGAGACGGGGTCGCGGCATGAGTGCCCGGCTGACCGAGGCGGCGCGGGCGTTCGCGACGATTGCGGAGCATCTGTCGGTCGAGAAGCGGGAGGCGCTCGCGGAGAAGATCGCGGGTCTGATTGATGCCGCGGTCACGCCGACATCGAAGACGCTTCCCTCAGCACCGCGGGAGACGTTGCCGGATCCAGTTCACGTCGAGTACGACGAGGCTGCGGCGTTCCTGGTGGCCCATGGCTTCGCCGGGATCGAGCTGGTGCGCGCCGCTGGGCGTCTCGAAGAGTTCCTGAAGCACCACCCGCACCTGACGCGTGCGGCCGGGATGCGTCGGTGGTTGACCGAAGACGTCGGGATGTCGCGATGACGGCCCTGATGGTCGTGTTGACGGCCGCATATTTCGTGCTCGGCGTGATCGCGCTGGGGACGACGATCCCGTTCGAGGTGGTCCTGTGGGGCGGGCTGATTCTGATCTTCGGATGGTGGGCACATGACACCGTCCGCGAACGAAGGGTGGAGGCATAGTGCCTATCGCATTGGTGAGTTCGGACAACGAGAAAGCATGGCTGCACGAGCGCACGGGGAATGGCCGGCGGGTGACGAAGACGGACGCGGTTCGTCTCGTCGGCGCCGGGATCTCGACGTTCAAACGGATCTACGCCGAGAAGACCGGGGAGCAGAAGTTCCACGGGAACGCGGCGACGGAGCGCGGGCACCGGCTGGAGCCGGTCGTGCAGTCGTGGGTCGAAGCGAACCTCGGCATTCCGCCGTGCAACATCCTGTACGCGAACGAGGACAGGCCGGAGCATGCCGCGACGCCGGACAGTGCGGCCGAGGATGACGGCGAGTGGTCGTTCGTGGAGATTAAGACCACGACAGAGAACTGGGAGAACGGCCTGCCGCTGAAGATCATCCGTGATGTGCTGTGGCAGCGACACGTGCTCGGCGCCGGATACTCGGCAGTCGCATGGTGGCAGGTTGACGAGGGCGGACAACCGCTCACGCTCGAACCGCAGCTCATCGAGGTGTCCGATGACCCGCACAGGACGCGGGAACTCATCGACGGCGCGAATGCGTACCTCGCGTGGGTGGACGCTGGTCGTCCCGACACGGACGAGTCGGGGGTGGATCTCGAAGTCGTCGAAGCGATCGCCGCGGTGAACGCAGGCAAAGCGGCCGAGAAGATGCTTCGGGATCGCTTCGAACGCGACGGGGAAGCGCTCAGCGTGACGACGTCGGTCGGCTCTCTGAAGTTCACCATCGCCGAGTCGACATCGTTCGACAAGGTGGCGTTCCTGAAGGCGAACCCGGAGTCCGCACTGATCGTCGCGGGCGCCGACGAGCTGTTGAAGAACGCTCAGAAGGATCCCGAATTCCGGAAGCCGACCGTGCGCACGTCGTTGACGATCGCGCCGCCGAAGGAAGAACAGGAGGCGGCGTGAGCGCGATGAACGGTGAGATCGTCACCGCGTCTTTCGAAGACGGTGTGGAGCGCGCGCCGGACTGCGGATTAGAAGAGTGCGACTGTCCCGATCACGAGGGAGCGCCGCGGCCCGCGGGCACTTACATCACAATCCGGCTCGATGAGGACGCCCCGGTGGGCCTCTGGCGAGTCGCCGTGGAGAGGGAGGCGGCGTGAACCCGACCGCGTACGAACGGGCGCTTGCTGCTGAGGCCGCGCCGAAGAACCGCGCGCAACGCCGCGCACAACAGCAGAACCGGGCGCGCGCCGAGCGCGGCCAGCGCCGATCCCGTGCCCGCATCGAGCGGGCTCTGTCGCAGTACCAGAAGGAGCAGTCATGAGTGCGAAGCTGCACACGTCCGTCGATGAGCGTTTGACCGATCCGGCGGTCCGTCACCCGGCGCAGCGTCGGAAGATCCGCGAGTGGGCCGAGGCGCGCGTGTTCTGGCGTCGAGGGAAGCCGTCGTACCCGACGCGGGAGCTGCGCGCTCTGCGTCCGGTGTCGCAGAGGGCGATCGCGGCACTGCGCGGGAAGGCGGCGGCGTGAGCGACGAGTACCAGTCGATCCCGGTCGCTGTCGCACGCGCGGCGGTGCAGGCGTCGGGCGAGCTCGAAGGCATCGAGGGGCCGAACTACCTCGCGCACGACGAAGCAGAGTGGCGACCGTACTTCACTGCGTCGCAGTCGTCGGTCGGGCATCCGATCTTGGCGGCGGTGACGATCACGCGCAAGGGGCAGAAGCCGCGCGAGGTGATCATCGCATGGGATGAGTACGCCGAGCAGATGGACGCTGACCCTGAGTGGGATGCTCTGCGGGCGTCGAAGCCGATGTCGATCTTCGGTGCCGAGGTGGAGCGCCACGCCTACCGGGTGGTGTTCGCTGACGTGCTCGCCGCCGCGATGCCGCCGCGCATCGTCGTGGGCAATGTCGACCCGTCGGCAATCCCGACGAACAACGGCATCGTGGTGCTTACGGACGATCGCCCGGCCGCGGGCTGGGATCTCCCGGCGCGTGACTGGTTCACCGAGGTGAAGGCCGCGGATGCCGCGACGCTGAACGCGTTGACGGACGAAGCGCGCGCGGCGGGTGCACTCGCGAAGGTCAACGGCCTGCAGCAGGCGTTCATGGACAGGCTGCTGGAGCTGGAGCTGGAGCAGGCGAAGCGCCCGAAGTCGACTCCGAAGACGGCGCCGCCGCGTCCGCCTCAGGGCAAGCGGCGCCGAGGCGGTCATCCGCGAGGGCACGTGGCGGCGTGATAGCTGACAAGCAGACGGGGGAGGTGCGCTCTGCCGCTGAGGCTTGGGCGCACCTCCGGGCGCGTGCTGAGAAGCATCGGCTGACGAACCCGGAGACGCCGCCGGAGATCGACCAGGAGTTGCGGCAGATTGAGGCGCTCGGGTTCGAGATCGCCGACTTTCAGGCGCAGGCCGCGACGGATCTCGACGATGCGCGCCGGGTGCTGAACGCGCGCCGGTCCGTGCTGATGCCGAAGTTCGAAGCGCGCGGGCGCACACAGACGGTCGTGAACAGTCTCGTGGAGGCGGAAGCCGACGTCGAGGTGGCAGAGGTTGCCCGGCTGACGGTGATCGTCGACCACTCGCGCCGCATCGCCCGGGCGCTGTCGTCGAAGCACATCGGGCTCCAGAACACGAACAAGGGCTTGCAGCCTCTCGCTGCGGCCATGCATCGGAGGACGCCATGAGTCGCAGGTATCTGGTCGACGTGGAACGCAACGAGGTCGTGTCGGTGCCGGTTGCGCCCGCGGTGCAGGAGGCGATTGACCGGGCAACGACGGGTGTGTACGACGCGCTTGTGCGCGAGCTGGAGCCGTTCGGCCTGACGCCGTTCGACATTGTCGTGCCGACCTACGAACAAGTCATCTACGAAGACGAGGTGCCGATCTTTGCGGCGCTGGTAAGGGGCAGGGATGAAGACGAAGGACGAGAAGCGGGCGGATGCTGCGGAGCGTCAGGCTGCGCATGACTCGCTGACCACGGTCCAGAAGCTCGGGAAGATCGCCGAGCGGCCGGGGGAGTCGAAGCGGGAGCGGGCGCGGATCCTCGCGGAGGTGACAGAGTGAGCGTGCGGGTGCCGCGGTCGGTTCTCGACCGGGCGCTACGGTTCGTGCTCGCGGCGGCGTCGAAGGATGACGTGACGCCCGTGCTGACCGGCGTGAAGTGGAAGGTCGAGGCGTGCGTGCTGAGGCTGACCGCGAGCGACCGCTACCGGGTGTGTACGGCGGCGATCGACGTCGACCCGGCCGCTGAGCTGGACGTGCTGATGCAGCACGCGCAGGCGAAGTGGATCCTCGGGCAGAAGCACATGCCGCTACGCGACCACGCCGATCAGTTCGTCGAGGTGTCAGCATCTGATCGGATGCCCGTGCCGTCGATTACGGCTCGCGTCGTCGCGGCGCACCACGAAGGTGCGAACGAGTTCGCGATGACGGTCGAAGGGATCGCCGGGAACTTCCCGCCGGTCGAGCGGCTGTTCGTCGAGCACGGGAAAGCCGAGCGTGCTGACGTCGTGGGGATGAACCCGCTGCTCCTGGACTTCCTGAAGCTGATGCCGGATTACCGGGGCGAACCGATCCGCATGTACGCGCCCGAGATGGGCGGCAACAAGGCGGGGCCGGTGCAGTTCGAATCGCAAGACAAGAGCCTGCGCGCGCTGCTTCAGCCGAATCTGCTGCTCCGCTGACCGCTACATCGAAGCGCGTCCTGCGTCTGCTCGAAGAGCGCGACGGGCGCCGTTGCGGGTGGTGTGGCCGGGAGGGGGAAACTCTCGTGCCGCATCACCGCGCGAACCGCGGCATGGGGGGATCCCCGGCCGCTGACACGATCTCGAATCTCATCTGGCTGTGTGCCGATGAGAACGGGCTGATCGAGTCCGATCCGGGGTGGGCCGAGCGTGCCCGCGCCGACGGCGTGAAGATCAGCCGACACTCGCACCCGCCGACCGTACCGATTCGGCACTGGCTGTACGGCTGGGTGTTTCTCAATGACGAGGGGACGGCTACTCCGGCCCCGACACTCTGAAGGGGCCAGGGGCAATGGCTGCTTACACGAAGATCCGATGGAACCTCATCCACCTGGACGCGGAACGCATGAGACGTCGCGGTGACAAGCCGATGACCGGCGCGGAACAGCTCGACGAGTTGGAATGGCTGCTCGACATGGGTGATCATCCGATCCACGCGGCGATGAAGCTCGGCTCAACACCAACGGCACTCGCGATGGCCGCGCGGCGGCATGGTCACGGCGACACGGCGAACCTAATGGATGCGCTCAGCAAACGTGAGGCGAATCGGGCGAGCGCGGCATGAGCGACGTCGACGAGCTGAAGGTGAAGCTGGAGTGCGCACGCGAGCGCCTCGAAGATGCAGAAGCCGCTATGCGCGCGGCCGACGGAAAGCACGACGAGGCGTTCGCGCTCGGCGGTGGCATCCCCGGCTTCGGCGGATCAGGCAACCAGCGCGCCGCGCAGCAGGTTCGCTCCGCTCTCGGGTCCGCGCACCGCGCGTGGAAGGACGCGCAGGAACGCATCGAGAAGTGGTCGTACCGGGTGAAGTCGCTGGAGCGGCGTATCGCGGAGTACGAGCGGAAGCGGTTCGAGCGCGAAGACGTGCTCGGTGCCGGGTTCATCCATGACGGCACGTCGTGGCGGAAGGTCGTTCGCGTGAACGCGAAGACGGTGTCCGTCGTCAATTGGCAGGTGCCCGAGTGGGAGCCCGACCGGATCCCGTTCGACAAGATCCGGGCTGTGCAGCTGCCCATCGAAGGAGCGGGGCAGGCGTGAGTCTCGCCTTCAAGATCGCGGTCGAGCAGTACCACACGGTGCGAGACGAATACGAGGTCGTGTTGATCGCCGCCTATGAACATGCCGTCGAGGAAACGAACGGCGCGATGGTGAACCGCCGCGGGCAGGCGAAGGGGATCTCCGACTGGGATCTGTTCACACACAACTCGCTGTTTGCGCAGGCGTACGCGTCCGAGGAGCTCATCGAGCACTGGGCGAAGTGCCCGCGGCCGACGTTCGCATCGTTCGAGAGGCAGATGCTCACATGATTCATCACGACCAATCAGGGGTGCGGCTGCTCCACGGCGACATCTTGGATCCCGCGACTCTCGCAGATGTCGGTGACGGTGCGGTGCAGACGATCGTCACAAGTCCGCCCTACTTCGGGCTGCGCGACTACGGCGTAGAAGGCCAGCTCGGCGCCGAGGGATCCGTGCGTGAATACGTCGACCGAATGGTGAGAGTGTTTGCTCGGTGTCGACGCGTGCTCGCCGACGACGGGGCGCTTTGGTTGAATCTCGGAGACTCCTACGCAAGCGCATCGGCAGCCGGGCCGCAGGGTCGTTCGGGAATGCGCAACGGACGCCGGTACACCGCAGACAAGGTGACCGCGAAAGCGGGCGGTGTGGCCGCAAAGAACCTGATCGGTGTGCCGTGGCGTGTGGCTCTCGCGCTGCAGGATGACGGATGGATTCTTCGGTCTGAGGTGATCTGGTCGAAACCGAACGCCATGCCGGAGTCTGCGCGGGACCGGCCGACACGCGCGCACGAGCACATATTCCTGCTCACGAAGTCACCGACGTACTTCTACGACGCGGATGCGATCGCAACGGAATACGAGGGTGATCGCGCGGCGTCGCGCCGAGCCCGGTCGGGCAAGGTAACAAAGGAGAACAGTGTTGCGAGTACATGGGGCATCGAGGATGTCGAGGCAAACCGTGCGAACAAGAGGACTGTCTGGGACGTGGCTACACAGCCGTTCCCCGGATCGCATTTCGCGGTCTACCCGCCCGAGCTGATTCGGCCATGCATTCGTGCCACGTCGCGAGTAGGCGACATCGTGATGGATCCCTTCAGCGGATCGGGCACTACAGGCATGGTGGCGCGCGAAGAGGGGCGCCGATACGTCGGCGTCGACCTCAATCGTGAGTATCTGGATCTCTCGCTGCGAACGCGATTCGCTCAGCCCGTCATGGACATCTGGTCGGGCGACGCAGCGTGAGATACGCGCTACTGCTCGGCGCGTGGGAGTTGGTGAGGCCGTTGGTTCGTCTCGGCCTCACCCTCGCGCTGCGTGCGCTCTGGGCATGGGAACTGCGCCGAGAGATGCGGGGCTAAACGTCGAAGGTCTCGACTTCGATACCCGCATCCTTAAGCGCATCTTCAATGGCTGCGATCCGCATTTCGAGGGTCGTGATCGCCCCCAGGAACTCGCGCTGCACCACCTGTTCCGGGACGTAAATCATCCCGTCCTTCGAAAGATGCGCCGCGAACACGGTCATGAGATTCTTCGTCACTCGCATGAACTCTGGAGTGTCGGCCGCGGTATCGAAGATTGTCGTCATGGTTTCGGCGATCTCATCGACGGTGAGTGGCTTGATCTCGGTGGGCAGGGGCTTCCTATCACGGTCATGCATGCCCTCACTGTACCCAGAACCGAGGCCGACCGTGCGTCCGAGGATCGAACTCTGCTTCATGCGGCTTTGGGCATGGGAGATGGATCGGGAGAAGCGGGCCAGATCGGGACGATGCGGTGGTGGATCTTCGGGATGCCGAAGGGGCGATCGACGATCGCGTCATCGATGCGCTGCTCGTGGACGAGAACTGCTATTCGTGCTGACATGCCGCGGAGTCTAAGGGGCGTCTGGGGTGGTGTGTCCATGTCTCGACGCTAGGTGTGAATAAGGCCGCTAATCCTGGAGGGAGGGTGCGATGCGAGCTACGACAACAGTCTATGCGGTGTACTGGCCCTCGCGCGGGGTCTTGAAGGTGGGGCGGGCGCAGCAGGATCGCCGTTGGCGTGAGCTGACCGCGACGGGCGGAAAGGTCGTGCTGATGATGCGCGACCGGAATCCGATCGATGAGCGCGCCGCGCTCGCCGAGATGGATGCCACGTTCGACCGGGCATTCACCCGCGACCGTGAGTCCGAGGAAATCCTGCCGCGTGGTCGCGGCTTCACCGAATGCTTCCGCGTGACCGCCGACCAGGTGATGCACGCGTTGAAGACGATCTATCGGGGCATTGCCCGATGGGAGCACCTATATGGCGATGACGCGCCGAAGGGTCGTGACGCCGGACGGGTTCAGCCGCGACGAGTTGCTGAGCCTGCCTCCGGCGGTGCGGCTGACAGAGATCGGACTGCGGTTGTACGCGGACGATCACGGGCGGGAGAAGGTGAACCAGCGTCTGATGCTGGCTCGCCTGTACCCGCTCGACGAGGACATGACCGAATCGACGATCGACGAGCACCTTCTGATGCTCGACGACGCCGGGGCAATTGCGGTCTACGGCGCCGGGGGCGACACGTTCTTTTCAGTGGTCGATTGGCCGAAGGTCGACCGTCCGGCCGACTCGCGCTTTCCACCTCCACCTCTCGCGAACGATTCGCGAATGGGTCGCGATCGATTCGTGGCGGGGGAGAGGGAGAGAGAGCGAGAGAGCGAGAGCGGGTGGGGAGACGAGAGAGGTCATGCCCGAACCGATCGCGAATCGGGGCCACCGGATCCGTTCTGCCCGGCACACCCGGATGGTACGGACGACCCGTGCAGGCCGTGCGGGGTTCGCCGCCTGCGACGCAAGAAGTGGGATGACGAGCAGATCGCGGAAGCGCGACGCTCGGTGAGATTCGAGGACGGTGACGAATGACCCGCTCGGCGCATACGTACCGTCTCGGTGATGTCGAGGTGGTGTTGACAGTGCCGGAGGGCATCAGGGTGCCGCGGGTGCTCACACTTCGGAGCACAAGCGATGGTAGCGAGGCAGCGTTCGAACACTCCGGGGTGAAGGCGGTTCGGGCTCCGGTGAAACGGAAGCCGCGGCAGTCGTCGAAGCTCACGAAAATCTCGAGCGATTTCACCGCGCCGGATGCTGAGCGGGCGAAGCTCGCCGCCGAGTGCCCGTCTGTGAATCTCGACTTTGAGACTGCTCAGTTCGTGGACTGGATGACGTCGAAGGGTGAGGCTCGGGCGGATTGGCTCGCCGCGTGGCGGGGCTGGATCCGTCGGACGCACAAGCAGAACGTCGAGAAGGGTTGGAAGCCGACCGGCAAGCCTCGGGCTGACGAGTCGCCGAAGGAACGGTGGATCCGTACTCACGGTCTGACGGTCGTCGAGTACGAGAAGAACAAGGGGAATGCCGAGTGGCTGGACAAGGTGAATCGGCGCGGGGTAGTCGCGTGATCTGGGATGTCGAGGCCGAGAAGGCGGCACTCGGGGCGGCGATGCTCAACCCGAAGCGGGCGTGGGATGTGCTCGACGTCGCGCCGCCGGTCGACTTCCACGACCCGGGGCACGAGCAGATCGCGGAGGCGATCAGGCGACTGGCGCTCAGAAACGCGGGCACCGATTCGGTGCTCGTCGAGGATGAGCTGCGGGCGATGGGCGCAAGCATCCATCAGGGTTCCACGTACGTGTTCGAGCTGACGTCGGTGGCGACGTCAGCGACGCTGGGTGCGCACTACGCGACGATCGTTGCGGAGCATGCGATCCGGCGGCGTCTCGCCGAGGCTGCGCAGGGCGTGGGGGAGCTTGCGGCGGATGCGTCGGCGCCGCCCGCTGAACAGGTGGAGGCGGCGCGGGCTCTGCTCGATGGGATCGTGGCGGGGCAGTCGGATGCGCACCTCGTCGGTTCGACGGTGGATGAGGTGATCGCTTCGCTGTCTGAGGTGCCGGAGATGGTGCCGACGCCGTGGCGCGACATCAATGCGCTGATCGGTGGGCTCAGGCCGGGTTGCGTGTACGTGGTCGGCGCTCGTCCGGCGACGGGCAAGACCGCGATGGGGTTGAATCTCGCTGTCGGCGTCGCTCGCACCGGGGATACGGCGGCGTTCGTGTCGCTGGAGATGTCGGAGCCGGAGTTGCAGAAGCGGTTGATCGCGCAGCTTGGTCAGGTGCATCTCGGCAAGCTCGTGAACAACGCGCTGGACGATGACGACTGGCCGCGGGTGTCGAAGGCGCGTGAGCAGATCATGCAGTTGCCGCTCGCGGTGCTCGACAACGCGGCGGCAACGGTGGCGCAGATCCGCGGTTACGTGCGGTCGCTGTCCCGGAAGCACAAGGTCGGCTCGCTGACGGTCGACTATGTGGGGTTGTTGCAGGGTGATCCGTCGAAGGATCGCCGTGTGGTGATCGGTGAGTTCTCGCGGGCTATGAAGCTCATCGCGAAGGAGTTCCATATTCCGGTCGTGGTGCTGTCGCAGCTCAATCGCGAGTCGGAGAAGCGGATGGATCGCAGGCCGATGATCTCGGATCTCCGCGAGTCGGGGGATTTGGAGCAGGACGCCGACGTGGCGTTTCTGCTGTGGCGGGATGACGACGAGTCGAAGCGTGGCGAGGTCGGTGTGATCGTCGCGAAGAACCGGCACGGTACGACCGGCGAAGTCTCGTTGGCATGGCAGGGCCACTACCAGCAGATGTCAGACATGGGATTCGCAGACGGATGGGGAGGGCCAGGGGCATGACGGAGATATCGGAGCGAAGAGTGGAGCGCGTCGCGTGCAGAGTGTGGCCGCACCTGTGGGACAAGGCGAAGTTCGAAGACCGTCTGGCGGGGCTGTCGATCTTCACACCGGAGCAGGCGGCAGCGTCGGCCGAGAAGGGGCGGCGCGAGAAGTGCGAACTCGTGCGGAGAGTGCTCGAAGCTGACCGAGTGGGTGAGCAGTGCGCCGAGTGTGAGCGTGAAGCGCTCGTGCGGATAGAGGGGCGATGGTGCTGCGGAGCCCATCGGCCCGGCCGCGCCGAGATCATCGCCGCCGAGAAGCGGGCGATGGACGCGAGGTATCCGGCGTGATGCTCTGGCACATGCTCGTGCATCGGGTGTCGTGTGAGCGCTGGCCGGACTTCGTGATGCGAGGTCGATGGGTGTGCTCGTGCGGGAAGGTCTGGTGGTCGTGAGTCGAGTTGTCGAGCGCGAGAGCGGAGCACAGGTGTTGCCGCCCGTGAAGGATCAGCGGGCCACGGTTGCGAGCTACCACGCGCACTGCCTGGGGAGCGCGGATCTGAGGACGAAGAGCAAGGCACATGCTGTCCTGGCTGGGCGGCTGATGATCGTGAAGGAGAACGTATGAGGCAGCAGGCAACGATGAAGGTAGCCGGGTATTTGTCCCGTGATCCGGAGCTGAGAACGACGCCGAACGGTGACAAGGTATTGGGGCTGTCGGTCCCGTTCACGCCGCGTCGGCTCGATAAGCAGACGAACCACTATGTGGATGCCGGGCCGACGCTGTGGACGCAGGCGACGCTGTGGAACCGTGATGCAGAGCTGTTCGCTGACAAGCTCGCGAAGGGCACGGCGGTGATCGTCGAGGGCATGCCCGCGCTGCGTGCGTGGGAGGCGAACGGCAAGAGCGGTGTGAATCTCGAATTGCGGTTCGCTCAGGTGTCGATCGTGCCGACCGCGCCGCGTCAGCAGGATGCCGCGCCGCCGCAGGATTCGGCTGACGCGTGGGCGACGCCGGGTTCGTGGGGAGACGATACGCCATTCTGACCGGTGAGCCGTGCGCACGTGGGTGTGTGAAGCGCGGTGAGCATTTCGCGGCATGTCCCGACTATGGTCCTGGTGGGCCGGGGGCATGCCGTGGGTGTGTTCCGCGCGAGACGGTCGGCGGGTCGCTGATCTGTGGGAAGTGTTTCGGTCGGATGCGTGGGTTGATTGCGGGGGCGCCGGAGATGCTGGCGCATCTGCGGGCGATGACGGATCCGCTGAAGGGCACCGACTATGCGGCGAAGGCGAATAGTGCCGGGGGGTCGGGGCGGACGCATGCGCCGCCTCCGGTTCCGGTGGAGCTGCTTGATGCACCGGATTTCATTGTGACGGTGTTGTGGTCGACTCGGGAGGTTATGGAGGGCCGGTTGCCGAATGGTCGTATGCAGGTGCCGGTGGGTGCCGGGGCGTCGGTCATGTACGACTTCGCGGCTGATGCGGTGCGTGACATCCTCGCCGGGCTTTCGGTGTTGTCGGAGCGCGCCGAGATCGTGCAGCTCGCCGACGCGGTGATCGGTAGGCCGGAGTCTCGGGATGAGTGGACGTTGCGGACGATCTTTGAGCGGTGGTCGCTTCGGGAAGACCCGTGGTGGGCTGCTCAGCCGTGCCCGGTGCCGTCGTGTGGTGTCCGTGCGGTGAAGGTGACACCTCCGGCCCTGCCGGGGGATGAGACGCGCTACGAGTGCGCGAAATGCGGGTGGGTGGCACCCGATGACGTTGATGGTTTCTGGGCTGACGCGTTCAGCCGCAGAGAAGGGAAGGCAGCATGAAGAAGTCGAGGATCGGGGCGGCGCTCGCGGGGGTCGCCGTCGGAGTGATGGCGCTGGCCGGATGTGCCAGTGACGCGGACAACGCGAGCCGCAACCTGTCGACCGCTGCTGAGGCGTTCGAGATCAGTCGGACCATCATCGCGGTCAACGGGATCACGGGGGAGACGATCTTCTTCGCCGAGGGCCGCTGCTCGATGGAGTCGGCTGATTCGTTCCTGGCGGGCGCGCTGGAGATCACGTGCAAGCAGGGGGCGGACGAGTACCGCAAGCACTTCCTGCTGCTCGGCGACCAGGATTCGGTGGCGATCACTCAGGAGAAGCCGATCGACGTCTCGGAGTATCACACGCGCATCGTCCTGAAGCCGCAGAACATCATCCCCGAGTTCGACATCATGATGGGCGAGGACTGACCGGTGATGTGGAAGCCGAAGGTGAAGCGCGCGGGCGATGGCTGCTGGTATGTGGTGGGCATCGACGAGCACTTCCCGACGTGGGGCGGAGCGTATCTGAAGGCTCGGCAGGCGGCTGCTCGGTTCGCTGGCCGTGAGGTGCCCTGCTGATGGCGGTCGTGCAGGTGCCGCCACTCGATGCGGTGAATCAGCCGCCGCATTACACGTCGGACCCGTCGGGCGTGGAGTGCATCACGATCACCCGGCACCGGAACTTCAACGTGGGCAACGCGATGAAGTATCTGTGGCGTGCCGGGCTGAAGGAAAGCGCCGCGGCGTCGCCGCGGCGACGCAGATCGAGGATCTGAAGAAGGCCCGCTGGTACATCGCGGACGAGATCAAGCGCCTGGAGGCGCAGAGGGAGAATGCGTGACGGTCACCGTCTATACGAAGGACAAGTGCCAGCCGTGCCGGGCGACGATCCGGTATCTGGATGAGCGCGGCATCGAGTTCGAGGAAAAGCACACGGCCGATCCTGCGTATCTCGCGGAGGCGAAGGCGCTCGGGTATCTCGGGGCGCCGGTCGTCGTGTTCGTGCCGGAGCCTGGCGAGTCGGTGAAGCACTGGTACGGGTTCAATCCGGTGGAGCTTGACGAGCTCGCCGAGAAGTCGGGCCGCACGGAGAAGATCAAGGATGCCGCATGACGCGCGAACGGCAAGGGCATCCGCTGGTCGGAAAGACCGTTCGATGGTCGCACGGGCCGAACGTGCTCGTAGGCCCGGCAACTCATTACGACGATGAGGACGATGAGCTGTTCATCGTTCCCGATGGTCTGATTCACGGGCACTACTGGGTGCCCGCTCGCGAATGTGAAGTGGAGGCCGCATGAAGCAGCGTCTGTCCAGTGGATCGCTGGGTGGCGTCGGGCTGGACTACCCCCGCGAGCGTGCCCGGATTCGCGGCGCGAACCGTCGAGGACTGGTGGCCATCCGGCGAGATGAGTTCGGCGAGGCCACGTTCGTGGCGGTGACAGCAGGAAAGACATACGACGAGATTCGCTCTGAGCGCGCGATCTTTCGCGAGCGGGGAGCCTGGCAAAGCCGATGGTGGCAGGGAGAAGGAAAAGATGCAGACGCATGTGATTGAGGTTCGACGGACAGTGGATGCGCCGTGGATGCCGGTTACGACGGTGCAGGATGATCTGCTCGACGAGGTTCTGCCGCTCGTGCCGACCGAGCCGGGGGAGTGGCGTCTGCGTCCGGAGGATCCGGCACCGCGGCACCCGGTCGCACCGCAACGCAAGACGGTGAAGGTCACGCCGTGGGATCGCCTGAAGTGGTGGGCGATGTTCCGGTTCTCGAAGCGGGCACGCAGATGATTGCGCGGGCGCTGGAAAGTCTGGCGAATGCGGCGCAGCTTCCTGCGCCGGGTGCTCGTCTGATGGCGTACTCGGCGGCGATCGCGCTCGTGAGCCCATCTGATCAGGGCAAGGTAATCATGGTGCTCGCCGAAGGTGCGATGAGGGGACCAGATGCCGCACGGGGCATGGCGCAGGTACTCGGCGGCTGATGGCGATATTCGATAGGCAGGGGGCAGCGGATCGTGTGGGGCGTGATGTGCGCACGATCCGCCGTTGGGAAGCGAAGGGGCTGCTGACGTTCGTGCTCGGGAGGGTGCGGGAGTCGGATCTGCTCGCGGCCGAGAGGGCAGCGCGCATGAACCGGGGTGGCGATCGTCGGAGCAAGAATCAAGTGTCACCAACTGTCCCGATTGTGTGTTAAGCTAGCGCAAGCGCGATCAGACTCGGAAGACCACATGGTGGTTCCGGGTCTTTTTTATTGCGCTCGGCCGGGGTCGTTGCCCCCGATCCCGGCCACTAAATCTTCCCCGCTGCTGCTCGCCCTCACTATAGGCGCGACGTTCAGCCGTTCTCTGATGACCGCCGAGGCGATGGCACGGACTGCTAGTCAGCGTGCCGCGAGCCGGTGAGAAGAGAGCTGGGCGCGTGACCGACTGGCGTTCGTGGCCGCGGGGTTTTCTTTGAAGGGGGTGCCTGATGGCGCTGAAAGATGTTCTGAAGACACCGCCGCCGAGTGCGACGGGCTACAAGTCGCGCATCGAGATCTGGCGCGACAAGCTGGATGACGGCGACCGGAAGGCATTCGATGCCGCGGTGCGCAACGAGGATTGGTCATCGGCGGCGTTGGCGCGGACGTTGAAGCCGGAAGGGCTGGACGTCTCTCAGTCGTCAATGCGCGACTATCGGCGGAAGGTCACTGGCAAGTGAGTCTCGCTGACGCGCTCGCCGAGCCTCCGGTGCAGGATGGCCCTCGTGAGAACGCTGAGATCGAGTATGGAGACGACGGCGAACCGATCGGCGGTGAGTTCTCGGGCATCCGCTCCGAGGACAAGCTGACGAACTGGGATCACGTCTTCGAGCAGTTCGGGCTCGACCCGGCCGCGTTCGAGATCATTGGGAACACTGTTCGTGCTTCCACATGGCAGCAGTCGAAGCGCACCGAGGGCGGTCACCGCGACATCGTGCAGCTCCACAGCTACCGGGCACTGTTCCGGCGCAAGAGTCTGGAGATCGACCTTCCTGCGTTGTTCGCCTCGGCACGCGGCCGGAAGCAGTCGCTGTTCGCCCCGGCCGAGAATGACCGGACGATGGTCGTCGTGCTTGGCGACGTGCAGGCCGGGAAGGTCGGCAGTCGTGGTGGTACGCCCGAGCTGATCGAACGGCTGGAGTCGACACGGCAGGCGCTGGAGAAACGTCTACGTGCCCGGCGTCCGTCGAAGATCGTGCTCGTCGAGGCGGGTGACCTGTTCGAGAACTTCGAGTCAGGCGGTAACCCGTACTTCACGAATGATCTGTCGTTGGCTCAGCAGATGGATCTCGCCGGCACGGTCGTGTTCGATTTCGTGAAACTGTTGGCGCGGTTCGCTCCGGTGGACGTGCTCACGGTCACCTCGAATCACACGGCCTGGCGATCGGGGAAGCAGAACCTCGGGCGACCGGGTGACGATCTCGGATTACACGTGCACAGGCAGGTCGCGAAGCTCGCTGAAGCTTCTGGCATCCGGGCGACGTGGCATTACCCGGCTGAGTATGACGACTCGATCGCGTTCGACGTGGGAGGTGCCGTCATTGGTGTCGTTCACGGCAACCAGTTCTCACCGGGCAAGGCAATCGAGTGGTGGCAGAAGCAGCAGCACGGCGGTCAGCCGGTCGCTGATGCGGACATCCTGTTGACCGCTCACTATCACCACCTTGTTGTTCAGCCGACTGGGCGCAGTACGCGTACCGGTAAGGCGAAGATGTGGCTGCAATCGCCGACGCTCGACAACGGGTCTGACTGGTTCCGCAACATTGCGGGCGACGACAGCGACCCGGGCATGCTGACGTTCGATGTCACGGGCGACGGCTTCGACCTTCAGAGCCTCACGGTGCTCTGAGTAATTGAGAGGGGCAGACATGGCTCTTGGAAGTGCAGAGATTGAGCATCGGTTCGGGTTTCACAAGGCGACGATCGAAGGCGCGAACGCGACGTTACCGGCTCACCGGGATACGCGCCTGAAGTTCCGGTTGTTCGCCGGGTTCCTTGATGAGGTGCTTCCGGATGGGCGCGCAAAGTCGGTGGCGTTCACTGAGCTTGAGAACGCGAGCATGTGGGCGCACAAGGCAATCGCGGAGACTGCGCCACTCGTCACCGAGTAGCGCTCGATGGCAACCCCGGACACCATAACAATGCGGGGCACGAGGTCGTGGCGTGAGACACCACGACACACGGGAGTAGACGCGTCAAGGTGACAGGGGTGGCTGTAAACCACTTCACGGCAGGTTCGATTCCTGCTGCTCCCACAACTAGCGCGGCTTGATCGACCCCAGCCGGGATGCCGCGCCCGACGCACCTGACGGCTATGGCGAGGGTGCGTCGTCGTATTGGCCGGTAGCTCAGTGGCAGAGCAACTGACTGTTGATCAGACGGGCGCAGGTTCGAATCCTGCTCGGCCAGCGTTGACCGATGTCGCACGGGTAGCGGTTGTACAGCCGTCCGTGGCCGATGTCGTGGGAGGACGCTCCCTCACGCCGCCCGTCGTGGTTTTCCACGGGCAACCGGGTGCGCCGGCCCTGGCCTCATGCCTGTAGTCGGCGCACCCTCCAACGCTTCCCGCTGAGGGAATGGGCTACCCGCCCGTGAAGGGGATCACCGCGAGCCTGGGCCGCGGTATAGAAGTGGCCCCGCTTTTCCGAGGGGAGTTGCAATGGTGCACGAACCGGGGGAGCGCGACGCGAAGAGGCGTGCGCTCGAAGAGTTCTACGGCGGTGAGGTTCCGGATAGCACGGTGGATCGCGTGGTCATGCGCGACGAGCCGGATCTGGTGCACCCGTTCGTCGACTGATCCACCAATAGAAGGGGCACATGATGGCATCGAAGATTGAACTGAAGGCGCAGCTCGCCGCCGCTGAGACGGCGCGAGACATGTTCGAGCGTGACGCGGAGTACCTGCGTAAGCGTGAGCAGCGGCGCACCGCACGTGAGTATGCAGAACGGCAGAGCAAGTTGAAGCAGGCCGAGCGAGCCGAGCGCCTGAAGCGTCTGGAGCATCTCGACGTTGGTCTGCTCCCGCTGGAAGGTGCAACACAGTGGGCGATCGTCCACGAGGAAGGCTCGAAGCCTGGCGTCGAGGTGTTCGTGCCGCTGTCAAACGTGGAACTCGGCAAGGTGCAGGAGTACCTGAGCGGGCGAGACAAACCGAAGCCCGCGCTCACGCTGACCGGCGGATGGCTCGACCAGATGCAGGCGCGCATCAACGGCATGCATGCTCATTCGCGATACACGTTCTGACAAACACGTTTGACGACAGCCCGGCCCGTTGTGGTGCCGGGCTGTCGTCGTTATGGGGGCAACCATGAACAAGTACGCAGCAACAGCAATGCTCATGACCGCAGCCGCGGGCGAGAGAATCATCGTCGTCGAGCGCGACCACCGCGCGGTGCGCGATGCGGTGCAGGAGTTCCGTGAGCCGAATGAGGCATACGGCTTCGGCGCGAAGATTCGCGTGGCGAACGGTGACGAATCGGTGCGCCTGCCGAGCGGTGGCCGCATCAACTTTGCCACGCCTCGCAGCAGCCGCATGCGCGGGCTGAGCGCAGATGTTGTGTTCATCGACAACGACGCACACCGCGTGTTCGACAGCAACGACTGGTCGAAGGTAGATCGCTTCCGCGATGACATTGCTGGGGTGCTCACTGCAACGGGTGGCAAGGTCGTGTACTCATGAGGCGGACATGGGTCGTGCTCGTCATCCTCGCCGCACTCACCCTGGTGCTCGCGCCATCACGCGAGCCTGCATTGCCTGAGCCTGGCGCTCGTCGCATCGTGGCCGCAGTGTTCGGTGGTGACGTATGAGGGGGGATGAGGAACGCCCGCTTGTCGCGCAGCTCACTACCGCCCGCCTTCTCCTGGCCCAGCTCGGGGAGCAACTGGCCGAGTGGAAGCACATGGCGCCCAAGAGGCGGCGCACTACCGCCCGAGGTAAGGATCTCGCTCGACGGCTTGATGGCCTGAAGGCTGGTCACACCACGTGGACTGAGCGAGTAGCCGACCTCGAAGCACGGATCGCAGCAGAGGGCGACTGATGGCGGGCGTCCGGTCGGGGGCTGCTTGGCGTGCGGTCTGCATACGGGTGAAGGCAGAGGAGACCCACTGCCACATCTGCAAGCGCAGAGTAGACAAGACCATCCCGTATAAGGACCGCAACGGCAAGGTGAATGGTAAGTCCGCATCAGTGCACCACCTGGACCCACACCCCACACCTGAGACGGTAGCTATCCGATCAAGGCTCAGGCTCACCCACCTGTCCTGCAACTCATCCTTTGGTGATGGAACACGCGTGAGGTCACGCACCTCACGTAAGTGGTGACACACATGCCCCGCGAGGCATGAAACCCGCACGAATCGAGAGGGGTGGGGGTCACCCCCTCGCCCCTCTCGGCCGTGGACCGCCGGGGAGTCGACTTTTCTCTCCCCGCATTCTGACCGAAATGTTTCACGGGGGGCTCAGATGGTGGTTTCGAGGGCCAATCCGCACAAGCTCGGCGCTCGTGGCCTGCGCTTGTGGAAATCAATCGCGACCGGGCGAAAGTTGTCCGAGATCGAGCAGCAGAACCTCGTCGAAGCATGCCGGATCGCTGATCGACTCGAAAAGCTCAATGACCTCATCAATGGTGATGAAGACGCATGGTTCCGGCTGAAGCTCCCACGTACTGATGACGGCGTAGTCGAGCTGTTGATCAATGACCCGATGAAGGAAGCCCGAATGCACGCCGCGGCGCTGCGGCAGCTCATCGCCCCGTTCGAGGGTGTGAAGAGCGACGAGGGCGCCAAGGAGGTGCCTTCTAATGTCGCGAACATCAAGGAGGCCCTCGGCGCGAAGCAAGGTCGTCCCGCCGCGCGTTCGAAGCGTTCCGCGAAGTAGCGGCAGTGCTGGTGATGCGGCGATCGAGCTGTACGAACTCTCCGGCACGCTGCTGGATGAGTGGCAGCGAGAGTCGGTGCGCGATGCTCTGGCGTATGCCGCTGATGGGCAGTGGGCCGCGTTCGAGTTCTGTCTTGTAGTTCCGCGTCAGAACGGTAAGGGCGAAGTGCTCGCCTGTATCGAGCTGGCGTTCATCGTCCTGTTCGATGCGCGTCTGGTGATCCACACGGCGCATGAGTTCAAGACTTCGCAAGAGGCGTTCCTGCGCATCAAGGCGATCATCGAAGGAACGCCGGAGCTGTACGCGCTGGTAAAGCGCCGTGGATCCCGAGTTGTCGGCATCCGCACGGCGAATGGCGAAGAGGGCATCGAGCTTGAATCCGGGGCGCGGCTCCGTTTCCTCGCGCGGTCGAAAGGCTCGGGACGCGGGTTCACCGCTGACCTGATCATTCTCGATGAGGCGTACGATCTTCCCGAAGAAACGTTGGCCGCGATTATGGCCACCCTGGCGGCCGTCGCGAACCCGATGATCATCTACACGTCGTCGGCGGCGCTGGACAGTTCGGAAGTGCTTCGGCGCATCATGGCGCGCGGGCGTCAGGAGGATGACCGGCCAAAGGATCCATCTCTCGCGTACCGCGAGTATTCCGCGGATCCCAAGGCGAACTTCGACGATCCGGAGGTGCAGCGCGGCGCGAACCCGGCTACCGAGTCGGGGCGCATCACGCTCGCGAAGCTGGCGAAGCTGCGAGCGGCGACGCCGAACGATAGCAAGTTCGGGCGTGAGCACCTTGGAATTCTCGACGAGTCAGCCGGAACGCGAGTTATTGACGGCGAGCGGTGGGCGTCGCTCGCCGATGAGGACTCGATGATGTGGGGCGGCGTGCCGAACCATGTTCGCCGGGGCGCTGTGGCGCTGGCGATCGACGTGAACTTCGACGGCTCGATGTCGTCGGTCGCGCTCGTCGGCAGGCAGGCGATCCGCAAGGGTGGGCGCTGGCAGTCAGGCCCGAAGTTGCAAGGTGAGATCATCCGCCGAGGCTCAGGCACGGGATGGGTTGTCGAGTACGTCAAGGGCATCATTCAGCGGTGGGGGCCGGTGGCTGTCGTGCTGGATCCGAAGGGGTCGCCCGGCAAGCTCATTCCTCGCTTCGAGGCTGAGTCGATCGACATTGCGAAGATCAGCTACTCCGAGCATGTGCAGGCGTGCGGGTTCTTCGAAGAACTCATCATGGGGCCAGTCGACGAGCACGGGCGCCATGATCCGGACGCGCCGCGACTGTTCGTGCACCTCGATGACGTGTATCTGAATGACGCCGTGGAGGCGGGCAAGAAGCGCACTCCCGGTGAGGCCGGTGAGTGGCTGTGGCACCGCCGCGACACGACCGACATCTCGCCGCTCGTCGCGTTGACCCTCGCCGTGTTCGCTTTCACCCGCTCGGAAGGCGCAACGCCTGACCGACAGGGCGTGAGCACCGCGATGTATTCGTTCTCTTGATTGGAGACGCATGGAACTGAGCACAGCAAAGGCTCGCGCCTCCGTTGGGTACGAAGTACTGGGGAGTACGAGCAAGCTCGCGAAGCAGATGAAGCGTCGCGAGGATTACGTCGGCGGCATCCAGGATAAGCCCTGGGCGCCAGCCGGGATCGGTGAGGAACACGAGGCGCTGCGCGAGCAGGCGATCGCGAACTGGATGCCGCTACCGGTGTTCGCCCCGATTCAGCGGATGCGCTGCGAAGGGCTCCGGACGGGGCTCGGCAAGGACGAAGACGCGGCACTGTGGCGTGACGGGTGGGCGGCGAACAAGCTCGAAGCCCGGCAGACGATCATCTACGAATCGATGATGACGCACGGCCGCGGGATCGCGTCGGTGTGGGAGAACACGTCGAACCGCGACCGACCGATGATTCGCCCGCAGTCCGTGCGGAACGTCTACCTGCATCCTGACCCGGATGACCCGTTCACGACTCAGTACGCCGTGAAGATCGTCGAGCGGCAGAAGACGCCGAACGCACTGGTAGTCCCGAATGGGGCGCGCGAAGCAGACCAGATCGCGTATGTCTACGACGACGCATCCTGGATGCAGCTTGAACGGCAGGGCGGCGGGTGGGAACCGACCGGCAAGGGCGGCACGCACTCGATGAAGGCCGTGCCGTTCGTGACGTTCGACTACCGAGCGAACGCGAACGGTGAAGTATTCTCGCCGGTCGATCCGCTCATTCCGCAGCAGAACGCGATCAACACGATTCGTTTCAACATGCTGTTGGCGATGCAGTTCTCGGCGTTCCGTCAGCGCGTCGTGACCGGGTTTGACCCGGTGATGCGTGACGAGTCCGGTCAGATCGTCTACCAGAAGAACCAAGACGGTTCGTATGCGCTCGACTCGAAGGGGCGGAAGATTCCGCTGCTGAATGAGTTCGGCCGTGCCGCCGTCGACCGGATGCTGGTGTTCAACGGAGATCAGACGAAGGTCTTCGACATGCCAGAGTCGAACCTGGCGAACTATGTCACGATGCTCACCGAGTTTCTGACGCAGTTCTTCGCCACGTCGCAGGTGCCGCCGCAGTACCTTCTCAGCCGGATGGCGAACCTCTCAGGGGATGCGATCTCAGGCGCGGAGTCGACGCTGACGAGCTTGCAGGGTGAGCTGAAGCGTTACGCGAACGAAGGCATGGTCGAGCTGTTCACGCTGACCGCGCGAGCATCCGGCCGACCTGAGCCGAAGCCCGACATGGAGATGCTGTACGCCGACACCGAGATCAAGAGCTTCGGTCAGATCGTCGACGGCATTCAAAAGCTCATCACGTCCGGATTCCCGCGTGAAGCCGCATGGGAGATGATCCCGGGCGCGAATCAGCCGAAGGTGCAGCGATGGCTGGAGATGGCCGACAAGGAACTGGACGACGATCTGCGCAGTCTCGTGAAGGGCGGTGTGCCGGATGCTTCCAACAGCAGCAACGGAGCACTACCGCTCACAACAGGAGCTGGCAGCGGAGACGATTCGTTCGACTAGAACGCTCTGGGGACAGGTAGGGGTCGACTTCGACGCCGGATGGACGCGGGTAGGGGAGTCGCTGACAGCGACTGTTCAGACCGCGCAGTATCAGGCGGCGCAAGGCGGCATCGCCTACCTGCCCCGCGTGCTCACCGAGACGGGTCAGAACGCGGGCAAGATCGAACCTATCTCGGCGGCGGCGTTCGCCGGGATGAACCGATTCGGAGCCCCGCTCGCGGGAGTGCTGCGCACGGCAGTCATCCGCACCAAGCAGGCAGTCGGCGCCGGGTTCGCCCCGAGCGCCGCGCTGCTCCAGGGTCGTAAGTTCCTCGACGTCGCAGTGCCCTCGCTGCTCGCCGATGCCGACCGCAACGCAGTGCAGGCCGGACTCACCTCGGCGGGTATAGCGGGTTATGTGCGGATGCTGAGCGGTTCGAGCTGTCACCGCTGCATCATCCTCGCGGGCCGATGGTATCGGTGGAACAAGGGATTTCAGCGGCACCCACTATGCGACTGCCGTCACATTCCATCTGCCGAGAACATCGCCGGAGACATGACGACGGATCCGTACGAAGCGTTCAACGCGATGTCGGAAGCTGAGCAGGATCGGGCATGGGGAAAGTCCCGAGCGCAAGCGATCCGTGACGGCGGAGATATCTACCGGGTGTCGAACGTCAAAACCCGCGGGCTCACTTCCGCGCGATCGGCTCAGAAGTACGGCACGCCGTCGAAGATGACCCTCGACGATATTTATAAGGAAGCCGGATCGAGTCGGGCGAAGGCGATCGAGTTGATGCGTCGCGAGGGTTACATCGTGGGCGAGCAGACGATACGTCAGCAGGCCGAGCGATTCGCGGCTCCGATATCCCGCCCGGTCGTCGCTGGAAGCACCCGTGACAGGGTGCTGCAAGCACGTGCCTCCGGCGTGCGCGACCCTCTCGATAGGGCGACGATGACCGCCGCCGAGCAACGGTTGTTCGATGCGAACTACCGTCTGGAGTATGCGCGTCGAAATGGGTACGTGCCGCGCTCGATCGGGCCGAACAGTGCTGACGTTGCCGCGAATGCTCGTGGTCTGCCGCTTACGCCGGAGCGGCTCGATCTGTTGGAGTCCGGTTTGCAGCGGCAGCTCGCCGCGATTGACCCAAGGCGACCCGAAGGGCGCGACGCTCTCCGCCTCGTCGATGCGCTCGGCCTGAACGACGACCGCGCCGACGTCGTGCACGAACGCATCTGGCAGCAGATGCAAAAGCGGTACGCCGCCACGAACGGACGCCGCGCCGGTCTTGCCGAAGCGCTCCGCTACCTCTGATCTTCGCCCCGCATCGCCGCCTGGCGAATGCCAACCAAAGGAGTACGTCTATGTTCAGACGCCGCCTGCCGCCGTTCCTGATGTTCAACGGCCCCGAAGCCACGGGAAGTAGCTCGCCGCCTGCCGCGCCTGCGGCAGTGCCCGCCGAGCCTGCCCCGCCTGCCGCGCCGGTCGCGGCTCTCCCTCCCGCGGCGCCGGTCGTCCCAGAGGCGCCCGCCGCGCCGGTAGCCGCTGCGGATCCCGTTGCAGCACCTCCCATGCCGGGTGTGCCCGCGGAAGTCGAAGCCGAGCTACGCCAGCTTCGCGCGGATTTCGCGACGTTGAGTGGCCAGGCCGCGGAGACGTTGCAGCTCCGGTACGCCAACGATCACGGCATCACGAAGGCTGAGCGAGTTTTGCTGACGGCAACGACTGCGGAAGCCCTTGCTGATCAGGTCGCTGCGGTGCTCGCGATGCGCGCACCATCCACGGCATCCGCGAAGGATGCCGGAATCACGGGCGGCGCATCGTCCGGAGTCACAAAGCGCGCTGGGAGCCTCGCCGAGGCTGTCGCCGCACGAGTCAACAAGAACTAATCGGAGGAATCACACATGGCAATTACCCTTGCAGATGCTGCGGTCAACACGCAGGATGACATCGACTTCCACATCATTGATGAGTTCCGGAAGCAGAGCGCACAGGTGCTCAACCGGATCACGTTCGACGACAGCGTGTCTCCCGGAACGGCCGGAGCCTCGCTGGTCTACGGCTACACGCGAGTGAAGACCGAGCGCGGCGCGGACTTCCGTGCGCAGAATGCCGAGTACGTCGCGGAAGACGCGAAGCGCGAGCGCTTCACCGTGCCTCTGTCGCCCCTTGGTGGCACGTACAAGGTCGACCGCGTGCTGGCGAACCTCGGCAACGCGCAGACGAACGAGATCGTGTTCCAGCAGGGACAGCTCGTGAAGTCGTCCGTCGCACGTTTCGTGGACGAGTTCATCAACGGCACCGAGGCCGCGTTCGATGAGGCAAGCCCTGGCTTCGACGGCATCGACGCTGCGGTGACCGGCACGAGCACGGAGAGCTTCGCGACCGGCACCACGGCGCACGACTTCTCGGCACTCGCTGACAAGTCGGACGCGCTGGCGGCAAAGCGCGCGCTCACCGCGTGGCTGCGCACGATGGATGGCGTAGATGTCATCTACGGAAACGCCGATGGCGTGTCCGTGCTGGAGTACATCGCCGACCTGATTGGCTTCTACAACACCACGAAGGACGAGTGGGGTCAGGTCGTTTCGACGTTCCGCGACATCCCGTTCGTGGATCTCGGTAAGCAGTCTGGTTCGAGCGCCGACATCATCGGCACTGACGGCGTAACCGGCGTCACCTCGCTGTACGGTGTTCGCTTCGGTCTCGACGGCGTGCACGGTGCGTCCGTCACGGGAGGCAACCTTCTACAGCAGTGGCTCCCCGACTTCACCACCTCCGGTGCTGTGAAGACCGGTGAAGTCGAGCTTGGCCCGGTCGGCCTGGCGGTCAAGGCCACCAAGGCAGCGGGCGCGTTCCGCGTCAAGGTTCAGTAAGTGGCGATCGTCATTGTCCGCGCCCCGGGGAAGGTTAACCGACGCATCGTCGGCGTCACCTTCTCCGAGGGGCGCGCGGAGGTCGATACCGAGTCGGCCGCGTTCCAGTTCTTCAAGCGCCAGGGCTACAAGATCAAGGGCGAAGCGCCCCAGGTCGAGCAGGCCGACGCGCCTCTGGCGGAAGTCGGTGGCGCGGGAGGGGCGGGCGCGCAGCCCGACTCCGACGACGCGGGCTCCGGAGACGATGCCGGGGAGCCCGATGAGAGCGGCTCCGACGACGCGCAGGAAGACGACGGCAAGCCTGAGCGCCCGCACCCGGTGCAGGGCAATAAGGCTGTGTGGTTCGAGTACCTGACGAAGATCAAGCCGGATCACGGCTTCGATCTGGAGAAGGTGCAGCGCAAGGAACTGATCGAAGCGGCGAACGAGGTCGACGGCATCACTGCCGAGTGACCCGAATGGGGGACGCATGACCAATCCAATCGCCGACATTGTTCGGCTGGAGGCGGCATTCGAGCGTCCTCTGGAAGAGTCCGGCGAGCTGAAAGAGCGTTCTGCGGCGACGCAGTGGCTGGATGACGCCTGGGGAATCATTCAAGATGAGATCCCGGGCGTCGTCCGCCGTCTCGCGCTCGACGAGTCGGATCCCTCGCGTTTGCGTGCGGATTCGGTGGCGCGCGTCATGGTGGCGATGGTCATCCGTGTTCTTCGGAACCCGGATGCCCGCCGTCAGCTCGGAGAGGATACCTTCCAGGAGACGGTCGATCAGGCAGTCTCGTCGGGTCAGCTTTACATCAGCGAGACGGAGCGCGGGCGGCTGCTCGCGGGTGCCGAGGGCGCCACGGCCGCGTACCTGCCTGGCGTCTATAACGTCAGCTTCGGTGGTGGCTGATGGCGATCTCGCACTCTGCGCTCAGGCGGGCGCAGCGCGCAGCGCAGGCGGACATGCGCGACCTGTGTCGGATCACGAAGCCAGGGTCGGGTGAGAAGGTCTGGAGCGACGAGCTGCTGGATTACGTCGAGATCCCGCCGGTAGTCACCTACGAGGGGAAGTGCGGGCTGAACTTCGGTTCCACGGAACCTCGGTCGGTGAATGCTGCGGATCAGGCGTTCGTGGAGCAGGTCGGGAAGATCAAGCTCCCCGTCGAGGGTTCCGCGGGCGTCGGGCGTGACGATCATGTCGTGGTGCTCGCATCGGAGACGGATCCGGAAATGGCGGGCGCGGTCTTCAAGATCGGCGCACGTCGGTTCCGGTCGAACCCGTCGTCTCGGCGATTCACGATCGAGGAAACACAATGAGTGTCGACTTCGAAGGCCTTGTGCAGATCGAACGGGATCTGACGAACGCTGCGGGGCTGATGCCCCACAAGGCGGCGCAGGCCGTCGAGCAGACGGGAGTACGCACCCGCAACGAGTGGCGGAAGCTCGCGAAGGGGACACCGCTTGGTGAGCAGTACACGGCGGCGATCGACTACACGGTGCGCGACTACAGCGGGTTCGGTCAGGGTGTCATCGAAGCCGAGGTCGGGCCGAACCTGGAACGGTACGGCGGGAAGACCGGCAAGGGTGGCCTGGTGCCGTCGGCCGGTATCTTCGACGACCCGGAGTCGACACCGATCGGTGTGAAGCCGATTCGTGCTCGTGTTCGTGCTGAGAAGTTCGCCGAGGAAGAGCTGGACCGCGGCATCGAGATCGCGGTGGGTCAGTCTCTCGCTGAAGCGAAGCTCGACTCGATCGGTGGCGCGGCATCCGCGCTTCTGCGGGGCCACGCATGAACCGGCAGGAGCACTTCGAGAAGGTGATCGCCCGGGCTCGGGCACGGCCGAATCTGACCGTGCACGATACGCGGGCGCCGCTCGACGCGAACGGGCAGATCGTGCGGGCGTCGTACGTAGTGCTGCACGACCTCGGCCCCGACGCCGTGCACCTTCAGTTCTCCGAGCGCCGATCCGTTGAAGTCAGTAGAACGATGCGGGTCGTCGGCCGCTGCGTGGGCGTTGACCCCGCCGCCGCTCGGCACGTCGCTACCGCGTTCGCCGCGCAGATGGACAAACACGTACTGATCGTGACCGGCCGCAAGTGCTGGCCGATCAAGATCGCCGACGAGTCGGATGCGAAAGACGACGACAAGGTGTCGCCGCCGCTGTCGTACATCGACATCGATCTGACCTACCGGACAGATCCCACCGGGTGAGTCTCACCCGACCAGCCCTCGCCGACGCGGGGGCTTTTTTCATGCCCGGCGCTCGCCGGATCAAGAAGGAGTGAACATGACGAAGGATCTGATTCCTCAGAGTTCCCAGTCCGACGGCCGTTGGAAGATCGGCCAGCTCGCGGCGAACGTGGATGCCACATCGGCGGCGATCGTCGCTGCGGGTAAGGCGATGACGTACAGCTTCACGCCGGGCGGGTTCGACTGGCAGACCGCGCAGGCTGAGGTGGTCGACCCGCGCCTCACGCTCGAAACGGACCTGTCGCGCCCCGGCAAGAAGAAGGAGACGCTGAACCTCAACTACGTCGACAGTGAAAACCCTGGCTCAGCGGCCGTGCTGCTGACGGAGGGTTCCGAGGGTCAGTTCGTCGTCCGTCGCGGCGTCGACAACGCCGAGGACTGGGACGAAGGCCAGAAGGTCGACATCATCACGTACGTGCTCGGAGCGCAGCGCCCCGATGCTCCTACGGAGAACGGCATCGACACGATCTCGCAGCAGGCGTTCATTACGAACATCACGCAGCGGAAGGTCGCGCTTCTGGCGTGATCGGTCTACCGGGGGCGGGCGTATCGCCGAGCCCGCCCCCGCACAACCTCTCCGGCGATCCACGAATTTTCAAGGGGGCAACATGATCGATCTCGATGCTTTGATCGCAGAAGCGGACGAGTTGACCGCGGCGGTAGAGCCGGAGCTGGTGCCGGTGCGGCTGGGGAAGCGCGCGCTCGGCGTCCGGTTCCTGCCGATGGCGCCGGATCTGTGGCGTGAGCTGACGCTGAAGCATCCGCCGCGCGCGGGCGTGATCCAAGACCAGAACGTCGGATACGATACGGATGCTGTCGTGGCGGCGTTCCCGAATCTGGCTCTCGTCGATGGTGACGAGGTGGACGACATGAGTCGTCGTGGCGAGGACGGCGAAGAGAAGTCGAAGTGGCCTCTGATTTTCAAGCGCCTCACCTCACAGTCGCAGAAGGATGTCGTGCGGGCGATCTGGTTCGCGCACGACCGTGCACCTGATCTGATGGTGCGCGATGCGGGAAAAGGCTTAGCGGGCTAGCGGCTGAAGAAGCACGTCTAGCTCGCGAACTAGGGGTGACGGTCCGCGAGCTGAACGGGTGGACTCCGAAGACGTACACGGTCGGCCCCGATGGGGTGACGGTGACCGTCACGGAGTCACGATTCACTCGCCAGGAGAAGGTGCTGCTGCTCGCATCACGGCGGGCTGACGCCGCACCGCGAGGCCGTCACGGGTTGCTGTTGTCGGAAACGACCGACCCGGAGAATCAGTTCAAATTCCGCGTGCCGTTCCCGACGACCGACTGGGCTCAGGCCGAGGTCGACAAGGCGGAAGCTGCGTACCGCGCGAAGTACCCGAAGGCGCCGATGGGTGCGCTGATCTGGCGTGCCGAGAAGAAGGCTTAGAGCTTCTCGAAGAGCAGCGTGAACGCGCCGCCGGAGTCGCCGGACTGGTGCGCGAGCTTATAGCCGCGCGCCTTCCCGCCGAGCACGACGGTCTGAAATTTCATGCTGCGCATGTGTCCGGAGAAGGTCACGTCTGGCGTGCCGTCGAACAGCGCGTCAAGGGACGCTTCAGCGTTCTTCTCGACCTTCTTCTGATCGCTCTCCACTTTGAAGAGCAGCACGAAGCCGAAGATGCCGAAGCCTGCGACGAGCACGACGCCGAGCACGAGTAGCGCGATCAACATGCCGCCGAGCTTAGCGGCCGTCCCGATATTGGAGGTGGCCGTGAGCGAACGCGTTGTCAAGGTCAGACTGCTTGCCCAGGTCAGCGACTACGAGAAGGGCATGCTCGCTGCGGCGAAGGCCACTCAGACGGTCGGCTCTGAGGCCGACAAGCTGGCGCAGAAGAAGCAGGCGTTTGATGCTGTAGGCCGTGGGCTCGTGGTCACAGGCGCCGCGCTAGTCGCGACGACGGCGCTGTCGGTGAAGGCTGCGTCGGACTGGCAGTCGGCATGGGTCGGGGTCACGAAGACCGTCGACGGCACCGACGAAGAGATGGCGGCACTCGAAGGTCAGTTGCGTCGTCTGACGGGCGTACTGCCTGCCACGCATGAAGAGATCGCTTCCGTCGCTGAGGCGGCCGGGCAGCTCGGCATCGAGCGGGAGAACGTCGCGGCGTTCACGAAGACGATGATCGACATGGGGCAGTCGACGAACCTGTCGGCCGACGATGCGGCCACGTCGATGGCCCGGTTCATGAACATCATGGGGACCGGCCAGGGTCAGGTGCAGAACCTCGGGTCCGCGCTCGTCGGGCTCGGGAACAACTATGCGACGACCGAGCGCGAGATCATGGAAATGTCCATGCGTCTCGCTGGTGCCGGGAAGCAGATCGGGCTGACAGAGGGTCAGACTCTCGGGCTTGCCACCGCTCTCTCATCGGTCGGTATCGAGGCTGAAGCCGGTGGCTCTGCGATGTCGAAGGTCATGATCGACATCGCTGCATCCGTGGAGACTGGGGGAGCGAAGCTCGATCAGTACGCTGCGGCTGCGGGGCTGTCTGCGGAGCAATTCGCGGAGAAGTGGCGGAAGGATCCGGCGGACGCTCTCGCAGTGTTCGTGAAGGGCCTGTCGAATGCGGAGGCGCAGGGGAAGTCGACGCTCGGCATCCTCGCGGATCTCGGGATCACTGAGGTTCGGATGCGTGACGCGCTGTTGCGCTCGTCGGCTGCTGCGGATCAGTTCTCGGCGGCCATGGCTGAAGGAAATCAGGCGTTCGAGGACAACAACGCTCTGACGATTGAGGCCGCGAAGCGATACGAGACGGTCGAGTCGAAGATCGCGATGGCCGGTAATGCGATCCGTGACGCGGCGATCGACTTCGGCGACGTGTTCCTTCCGGCCATTGGTGCCGCGGCGGATGGTGTGGCCGACTTCGCCGGGTTCATGGGTGATCTGCCCGACCCCGTGCAGGGAGTCCTTGGGATTCTCGGTACGACGGTCGGCATGATCGCGCTGAGCGGAGGGACCGCGCTTCTCGCGGTGCCGAAGATCGCCGAGTTCAAGGTGGCGTTGCAGACGCTTGGCATCTCGATGCGGACGCTCGGGCTGGTCGGTGGTGGTGCGATCATCGCGCTGACCGCGCTCGTCGCCGTCGTCGGTGCTGTGTCGTCGGCGCAGGCTGCGGCCGAGCAGAAGGCGCAGTCGTACGCCGACACGCTCGCCGAGGGTACGCAACGGGTCACCTCGGCGACTCGGGACATGATCGCGGCGAACCTGACTGCGGATCAGTCGTTCCTGTGGGCGTCTCAGGGATCGCTCGCGGACAACGCTGAGCAGCTCGGCCTGAGTATCGCTACGGTCACCGACGCGATCTCGGGGAACGCGGACGCGCTCGACGAGGTCAACGCGGCGATTCAGCGCGGAATCAGCGAGGGCTCGAAGCCTTTGAAGGACGCGAACATGGAGGCGCACGACGCCGCCGTGCTGCTGCAGGGTGGGCTTGAAGGTGAGATCGGCGCGCTCGATGAAGCGGCGTCGAAGGCGCGGCAAGCTGAAGAGGCGACTCAGAAGGGCGCCGACACGTCGCGAACGGCCGCTGAGGCGTACGTCGACGAGGCGGACGCTGTCTCAGAGCTGAACTCGGAGCTATCCGGGCTCATCGACAAGATCAACGAAGCGAACGGCGTCGGGCAGGATGCCGTGACGTCGAACGCGCGCTGGCAGTCTGCGCTTGCCGGAGTAACCGAGGACGTGCAGAAGCAGAAGGACGCTTACGAGCAGGCGAATGGGTCGCTCGAAGGTTTCGCGCTGTCGCTCGATCGGAACACCGAATCGGGGTCCGCGAATCAGGCGATGCTCGCCGACGTCGCGCGGGCGGCGCAGGATGCCGCGGCTGCACAGTTCGAGCAGGATCAGGCGACGATGTCGGCTGACGATGCGACTCAGAAGTATCTCGAAACGCTGTCGGCGCAGCGTGACGCGTTCATCAACACGGCGACCGAGGCCGGGTTCAGTGAGGATGCGGTGCGGCAGTTGGCCGACGAGATCTTCGCCCTGCCGTCCGACAAAACGGTTGAGATCCTCGCGAAGACCGCTGCAGCGCAGGCCGAGCTGGACAACTGGATCCAGATGAACAATGGCCGCGATATCCGGGTGAAGGTGATCGCGGACGGTGCGGCGATCCAGATGGGGACCTACACCGTTACACCTGACGGGAACGCGGCCGGTGGGTTGTACGTCGATGGGGTGAAGGAGTTCGCCGCAGGGGGTTTCGAACCTGGCATCTACGACTACCAGCCGGGCGGGATCCACAAGTTCGCTGAGGAGTACTCCGAGGCGTACATCTCGATGGATCCGGCGCGCCGAGAGCAGTCATATGGCGTATGGATGCAGACCGGCGCGCACATGGGGTTCCAACAGAACCCGGGCGCCGCAACCGTCGAGCAGCCGCCTGCAGAAGTGCGGGTGATTCTTCAGTCGAAGGGTGGGGTCGACCTCTTGCAGTACATCGAAGCGCGAGTGGAGCAGTCCGACAAGGACATGGCTTCGAAGTTCAGGGGGCCGTGATGTTGAGGATTGACGGATTGACGTTTGACGGTGGTGCGGGCTCAGGTGGTTCGGGTCCGCACTACACGTTGGCGTCGTACGAGCGCAGCGCGTCGATGAGGCGCGAGCGAGTGCCGCGGCCGAACGCTGCAGGGCTGTTTGTGACGCCTGGATACCTGGAAGAGCAGGAATTCAGATGGTCTGGCCTGATCCTCACGGAGTCGGAGTACGCGCAGCGTCATGCGATAGATCGAGTGTCAAGCCTTCTGGGTTCAGGGGGAACAGGCCGGTTGAATATCGACTTCTCTGAAGTCCGGTGGGCGGACGTGCAAAGAGGTGAGATCCCTGAGCCCGTGGTTGTTGTTCCCGGAAAGATCGCGAAGTATCAGATTCTGGTGACAGCGCCTGATCCGTACTTGTGGGGCGAGACGCGCACGTACGCGCAGGGGCAACAGGCTGTGAACCGTGGAACGTTGCCGGTCGCTCCGGTGATTGAGATCACCGGCCCGGCGCCGGGTTACACCGTAACCGGGCCGGGCGGAAAGACGTTCGTGGTCACACAGTCTCTGAGTGCCGGGCAGACACATCGCATCGACATGGCGACGGGTCGGGTCTACCGAAACGGGGTCTTGCAGGTCGGCATCGTTTCGAATGGTGGCACGTGGACGATCCCGCCTGGTGGCGGCGTGACGCACGCCGCTTCTGCGGGGACGATGCGCGTGTTCGTGACGGATAAATTCGGATGAGGGGCGGTCGATATGTGGTCGCACTGGATTTGTGACACGATCTCGGGCGCGCGACTTCTGGAAGTGAAACCGCGATCAAGCCGGTGGCGAACATCGATATCGGGCGTGGGCAGTGGGCGTCACTCCTTCACGTTGAGGGATCGCGCGACTGTGATTTCGGGGTCGGTATGGCGGGACATTGCGACGCCGTGGGCGCGCACTGTCGTTGTGTGTTGGGATGACGTGCCTCAGTACGCAGGGCTGATTCGCGGCAACAGCTATGACCAGGGCTCAGGTGTGTTGACGCTGGAGACGGTCGAGTTGCGCGCTGTGTTCGAGATGCGGATGCCGTTCGGTGTGCCGGACTATGACCCCAATGGTGTTCGCTCGGTCACAGGAAAGTCGCTTCGGGGGATCGCGCGCCAGGTGATTCGCTGGGGGACGTTCAACACGTCCCCGTTCGATGACTGGTACTTGCCGGTCATCCTTCCCGGAGACGAGAGCGGTAGTGAGTCGCGATCCTGGCAGATGTACAACTTCGAAACCGTGGAGCAGATGCTGCGGCAGGTTCAGGACACGAAGAACGGTCCTGACATTCATCTGCAGCCGCGGTGGGGTACGGGTGGGGCGCTTGAATGGGCTGCGCGTATTGGCACACCACGTCTGACGGGTACGACGTTTGAGTGGGACACGACGGCTGAGCGGTCGGGCCTTTCGGGGCTTACGGTCGGCGCCGACGCGTCGAAGCAACTTACGGGCGTCTTCGCGTTGGGTGCTGGTAGCGAGGCTGACATGAAGGTTGGGCAGTCCCCGTTCGAGGGCGTTCCAGGCACACATATCCCGAACCTTGACAAGACACGGTCGTTCAAGACGATCCCTGAGAAGGGCCAGCTGGATAAGCGCGCGCTCGCCGAGCTGGAGGCGTTTCGGGAGCCGTCGCAGATGGTCGAGTTTGGTGTGGGGGCATCGGGTGTTCTGCCCGCGTTGCTCCCTGGCTCGGTCTTGCGGGCGTGGGTCGAGGATGACGAGTGGATTCCGGACGGGTGGATCTCCGGGTACACGGTAGGCATCTCCGGTGACCTGACGGATGCGTTGAAGGTGGAGGTTGTATGAATATCGACAACCCGAACGACTCTGATATCGCAGAGCTGTTCCGTCGTGTTCGTGATCTAGAGACGCAGTCGCCGGTCGGGTTCACGTCGGTGACCCGTGGGGCGCTGCGTATCGCGTCGAATGAGGGTCTGCTGGTTCAGGGAACTGCCCGCACTTCTGGGACGCAGTACATCGACGGGCGTCTTGAAGGGGCCGGCACGTTCGACTGGACCGGGCCGATGTGGCTCCGCGGGTCGATCATGCTCCCGGGAAACCTCACTGGCGTCGGGACGCTGCTCTGGTCTGGCCCGTGGGAACTACGCGGCAACGGATCAATCACGGGCAGCGCGGCGATCACGGGCACGCTGAATGTGGCGGGCGCGACGACGCTGAACAACGACCTGACGCTCGGCACGGGGCGAATCGTTGTCGGGCCGATGGTGTTCGACAGGGGCGGCGCGTACGGCGGTCGCATCACCGCGCCGACGCTGGTGCTCGATTCGGGTTCGGTGTTGGGCTCGGGGACGATCGGCGCAACCGGCGGGCTGGTGGCGTTCGCTGGAGGCGTCACAGCTACCACGGGTGACATCGTCGCCGCATCTGGCGACATCAAGGCGGTGCTCGGAGACGTCGGAGGGTTCTCGAAGTCGTTCTGGATCGACCATCCGACGAAACCGGGGAAGTGGTTGCGGCATGGTGCCATTGAGGGGCCAACGCACGACGTGTTCTACCGCGGCGCGGTAGAGTTCGACGGATCCGGCGAGGCGGTGTATCTGCTTCCCGACTACTACGACGAACTCGTGCTTGGTGACGATCCAGCCACGGTGCACGTGACGCCGAAGGGGCGCCCGTTCCCGGTCGGGGCTGACGATGTGGCCGATGGTCGTGTGACCGTCTACGGCGAACCGGGGAGATCCGCGCACGTTACCGTGACGGCCGCGCGCGGTCGATTCGATGTGGAGCCCGACAAGCCGCCATTCGGCCCACAGCCGAGAGGCGTCTAGTATCCGAGCTCTGCCGGTGTGGGCATCACGCGGTCTGCGTAGTGCTCTTTCGCCGCGTCCTCACCGATGTCCTGGTAGAAGGCGATGATGCGCGCGTACCTGTCTGGCTGATCGTCTGTGCCCGGCGCGAACTGGTGGCAATACGAGACCGCGCCCGCCTTGTAGAAATACACGTCGGAAGCGTCGCCTGTATCGCACGCCGCGTGTGCACGTTGGATCTTTTCGGTGTCGGAGACTCCGGCAAGTTCTGGCACGCGCGATGTGATGTTGAGTACCGCCTGGTCCGGGTAGAACGCTGCGCAGATCGGATCATTCATGTTACCGGGGTCGCAGACTTCGCCGGGTGCGGTGATGTCGGCCACGAGCTCGGCTGTCGCCTCCGGAGTTGATTCTGCGACCTCTGCAGTCTGCGCCTTCGCAACGCTGCTCTGCGGCTCGCTGGCGTCGTCTTCTGTGGTCCCGGCGCATCCGGTGAGGGTGAGTAGGAGTACGGCGCCCACGAGGGCGATGCGGGTCTTCATCGGTTTCTCCGTACGTAGGTTTCGAGCGCGCGTCGGATGACGTCGCTGATCGTTTCGTCGTTCCGCTCGGCGGCGGCTTTCGCATCTTCCCAGAGTCTCTCGGGTGTGCGCACCTGCCTGGCGACCATCGGCTGCTTGACCATGCCCTGATCGTACACACAAACGTAAATACATTTCAAGGGAGGGCAATGTGAGTTATCTCATCCCCGCGGCGTACACCGGCATCTCGTCCTGGCAAGCACACCGCAACCGGAGCACGCCATCGAGTGAGCCGGGCACGGACTACTACATGCCGACCGGGACACCGCTGGGCGCACCGGCACGGTGTCGAGTCGTCGAGGTCGGCGGGAGCATCTACCCGGCCACGGGCCGGTACGTGGTGCTCGATGACGGCACCCGGTGGCTGCGATACCTGCACCTGTCCAGGTGGTTGTGCAGTGTCGGTGACGAGCTCGAACCCGGTCAGGTGTTCGCGGAGTCGGGCGCGTCGGGGTACGGCTCTGAGATGTTCGGTGAGCCGTCCCGTAACGCCGCGTTCTGGGCGAACACCGGGGGCGATCACGTACACGTGACGGCGTTCGAGGGACGCGGTTACCCGGCTGTCTGGAACGGTTCCGGCACGGTCGATTTCCATGCACTTACAGGCGGCAAGGTCGCCAGCGGTGCAGCAACAGCACAGGAGGCAGGAAACATGCAGTCCATCGTGATCAATGGCAACCAGTACGGTGTCGACACGGAGTTCATCACTCACTACGGGACCATCGGACAGGCGACGATCACCCGTCAGGTGACCAGCGCTACCGACGAGCTGCACAACCTCGGCGAGGGGAAGGCAGGGCTGACGAAGTTCAGCGATCTGCTCGACGGGCTCGGCATTCCGCGCGAGGTGCTCGACAGTGCTGGCCGGGTGAAGAATCCGCAGTCGGGAAGGTTCGAAGCGAACGGAACGTGGTCGCGTCGTCGGGAGGCGGTCGCGAAGCTCGATCAGGTTCTGAAGAAGCTCTGATGGCCCCAGAAGTGCAGCAGTTCCTTGAAGGGATTTCGACGTATCAGGCAATCATCTGGTCGCTGTTTGCGATCGGGCTGGGCGTCGGCGTGTACAAGGCGTGGCCGGTGCTTCGCCGGTTCGTGAAGACGGTCGATGCGTTAGGCGATCTTCCGGACTTTATGGAGCGGATCAGACATCAGGTGGAGAACGACCACGACACGAATCTGCGCGACGAAGTGACGCAGCTTCTTGACCAACTGGATGTCCTCGTGGGGCAAGTCGCGGGGCTCGCTGACTGGCAGAAGAAGCACGAAGAGAAGTCTGACGCGCTCGTGGGGCGCGTCGACCGTATGGAGAGGGGGAGTCGTGCGAACGATTCCTGATGTGTGGTTTCCGGCGCAGCGGGTTCTGCGAACGATCGCGCAGGCGCTGATCGTCTTGGTGCCGGTGGTGAACGGCATCGCGGTCGCGGTTGGAGCGTATCTGACTGAGCAGACCGACATCACGGTGCATCCGACCGTGTTCGTCTGGCTGAATGCGATCATCGCTGTCACTGCGGTCATCATGGGGCTCGTCGCCCGCATCATGGCCGTCCCCGGTGTGAATGACCTGCTCGGGAAGGTCGGCCTCGGGTCCGTCCCGAAGCGGGAGATCCCTGCTGACGTGTCCGGGCTGCTGCGCCGTGACCTGAACGACTGAGAGGGAGGCCGTCGTGGCGACTGTGACAGCGAACGTCCGCACCTGGGGATTCGACGCGTTCCCCGCTAGTGAGCGGCTACTGGTTTGGTTCGACCCGTCGTCAGCGGGAATGGCCGGAACTGCGGTGTTCCCTGAGCGGAGGGTGTCTGTCGAACCCGCACCTGACGGGTCTGTGAGCGTGCAGCTGACGCCGACGACGGATGTCATCCCGGATGTGTGGTTCACGGTCCGGTTCGAGTGGTTCGACAAGCACCCGATCAGCGGCCAGTGGAATCACAAGGGCTGGTCGACGCTCCCGGGGAAACTGCGTGTGCCGCCATCCGGTGGTGCACTGGCGGATCTGATGGACACACCGCCACCTCCGGGGGCGATCTTGCACGGGCACGGCGACCCGCCGACTGCCATCACGAACGTCACGTACTGGGACATTGCCGGTGAGAGACCGGTCCTATGGGTACCGCCCGGAGGGAGTATCTGATGGCACTTCAGAGACTGGGCGAGTTCGAAGCCGCCACCGACCTGACGAACGCATTCAACATCCGTCAGACAGGGTCTGAGTCGCAGACGGCGGTGGATGAGCGTGTGGTGGATCAGGCCGCACCGATCATCCTCGCCAACGCGACGCAGATCATCGAAGCGGCGGTGGAGCTCGCGCAGGACGACGCAGGGCTCGTGCGCACCACCGACGACCGTCTCCCGTCCTTCGGGCCCACAGAGGTCGAAGAGGAGGAGCTCGCCGAAGCGCACCTCGACGCGGCCGGGAAGCTGTACTGGAACTCGGTTCGCAAGTCGGATGGTGGGCCGACCGTGCACGGTGTGGAGATACTGAAGGCCCGTCTCGGGCTCGACGGGTCGGGCACGGACCCGCTCGCTGCAGGGTGGCTCCTCGAAACCGTGGGGGTGGCGCCGTCACGCAGCCTGTACATCAACAGCCTGAAGCTCGGCGGCCGGGTGGAGGTCGCGACGACGGGCGACCCGCGTGATGCGGTGATCGTCGGCAACGAGGTCCACTTCACGACCAACAGCGGCCGGAAGGTCTTCGACATCCCCACGCGCGCCACGGTGGATGCGCTCCCACGGCCCATGGCCCTCACGGGGGCCGGGGACTCCCTCACCGCGAACGGTGTGTACCTGTCGCGTGTGGAGGCGGTCACCGGGTGGACGACGACGAACCTCGGCGTCTCCGGGAACACGTCCACGGAGGTCGCGATCCGGCAGGGCGGTGTGCGTCCGCTGCTCACCGTCACAGGTGACCAGATCCCCGCCACGGGTTCGGTCGCCGTGACCACTGTGGACCCGGGGTCCTCGTTCCGCGGCGCCGGCACCACGTCGGGCGCATTCAGCTGGCCGGGGACTCTCGCGGGGGTTCCCGGGACGTTCATCCACCATTCCGAGCTGTCACCGGTGACGCGCGAGTTCGTGCGCGACACCGCGGGCACTGCCGTGGCGTGCCCTCCGGGGACACCGTTCTACGGCACGGACGGGGATGCGCACCGCGACGAGATCCAGGTCATCTGGGTAGGACGCAACAACATCCTCAACCCGGCCGATGTGATCCGCGACGTCGCCGCGATGGTCGCACACCTCACCCCGTACGTGAAGCGGTACATCGTCATGGGGGTCACGAACGGCACCAACGAGCCGTTCGGGTCCGCGAACTACAACGCGGTCATCGCGATCAACCAGCAACTCGCGGACATCTACGGGGAACGGTTCCTCGACATCCGCCGCTACCTCATCGATCAGGCACAGGCCGACCTCGGGCAGACCCCCACACCGGAGGACCTGACCGCGATCTCCGAGGACCGCATCCCCCCGCAGCTGCACATCGATTCGATCCACTTCACGACCGCCGGATACACCGCGGTCGGGAATCGTACGGTCACGAAACTGACCGGATTGGGATGGTACTGACATGGCGCTGATCTTCCGCTCCGACGTCGCAATGACCGACCCTGGCGACGCGCCCCGTGTCGCCAGGAACGTCGTCAACCCGGGTGCGTTGCGCAGATTCCTGCCCGACGCGCTCCCGCTCGAAGTCGGGGATCTGGTCACCAGCATCCCCGACCTTGCCGGGTCCGGTGTCCCGCTGAACGCGCACGCGGGGAACGCCGACAACGCACCAACACTGCGGCGTTCCGACGCGATCACCTACATGGAATTCGACGGGATCAACGACCGGCTCAACTCCGGGTCGAGCAGCCCCGTGCAGAACCAACCGATCACGGTGATGGTGGTGGGGCGGTTCCGGTCGCTCGCGGCGGCCGTCCCGATCATCAACCTCCACACGAATGCCTCCGGGCGCCACATCGGCGTCCACGGCACAGGGTTCATCACCGGGGCGTTCGGATCATCCGTGGTGTCCACGATCCCCGCCGACACCGGCTGGCACGTGTTCACGATGATCGCGAACGGCGCATCCAGCATCCTCGCGCAGGACGACGTCGAGCAGACCGTCAACCTCGGCACCGCCGCATCCTCATCCATCACCCTCGGCCGCGACACCGCCGGCACCGGGTACGCGCAGATCAACGTCGGCGAGATCCTGATCTTCCCGACCGCGCTGACCCCTGGCCAACGCGCCGCCGAACGCGAGAGCATGCGAGCGTTCTACCGCATCACCTGA